CAATCGTGTCTGAGGCGCTGGATAGATCTATGGTTCCAAAGGAACCGTCGATCGACCCGAGCTTCGCTAGCTTCCGGTTCGACTCAGGTTGAGTATCTAAAGCGATACCCAATCTGTGGTCGAGGCGAGATGCTAGAACGTTACCTATACCTAACTGGTAATAACCATTTAGAGTAGGTTCAACGCATATGGAGCGCCGCGTGTCGCGGTTTTTAGGGACAAAGGACAGGCGTGAGCCTTCTACCAATAACGGTGAGTGAGCCTCTGACCGACAAATGTCGGCTTGAAACCAGAGGTTGTGCTCGCGTACGTTATGGTTCCACATAGAGTGGAGGACGTCGTTCGTCGAAGCTAGACCGGAGCTAAAGAGCTTGCTGTACATGTCTGTACCGCGAGCCCCTAAGCTTGAGCCCGGTCCGACCCTACCGAGTTCGTGGATTTGACTCCACGACTTGATAAGGTTACCGCTGCCAAAGATGTCCCAACAGAATCGGCGAAATTCGCCGAGGAGTAGGTCATCAGCAGAGGTATTCGGCTGCAGTTGCCAGTTCTTGCATTGGTCATTGCAAGAACGCCAAGTGGCAACTGCTACGGCTTCAGCATCTTCGGATTCTCGATCCTGATTTTTCTTCAGGAACGATTCCAAAAGTCGCTGGGCCGCGAACTCTCGCACCGTGATTCCGGGCCAACCTGACGGGGATTTAAATCCTCTATCAGGGAGTACCGAAGGATCACAAGCGAGGTCGTCCAGAAGGTGAGCATAAAGAGCAGAGTAAGCACCCATACGATAAGGCTCCATTTCGGGTCCGGAAGTCCGGAACCCGGTATTGTCTCAGTCACACTGAAGCGCCCAGAAGAGCGCTTTAGCGAAGTCACATCACGCCGTTCAACGCGGTGTCGCCGATACCGGCAGACACTTGGTTGAGCAGCCCAATGTGACAAGACAACGCAGCACGAATGTTGGCAGCGTCAACCGTATCAGCACCAGCAGGGACCTCAATAACGGTCCAAACTTGCATCGTCTGATACGCCTGACCCGCCAACGGCAGAACACCCTTACGGGAGATCAGCTTGTACGTGTTGCGTGGGACAGCCTTCAATACGCCAGTGACGG